TTTTTATTCATTTATTTTTATAGATTTGGAGTTAATTCAAAAAACTTTTGTGCTAGATGCTTTTTATCGAAAGTATCGATTTGGTTAAAATTATTATTATTCTGAGTTGGTTGGGTTGGTTCGTCATCGTCTTCTATAGTATCATTTACTTCGAAATGACCATTTGCTGTATTAACTCTAACCGAGTAAGTTAAACCATCCATACCATACCTGTTTTTCATAATATGAAATCTTCCAGTACCGTTTACTTTATCTTGACGTTTACGTGAAAGGGATATTGCTACGTCAGTGACCATGATTTTATCATAAGATCCTGCTGCTTTATCGCCTTCAATAATATCGTCTTTTGCACCTGCGCGATTTACTTGAGAAACCGACCAAATTGGCAGATTTAATTCTCGAGCTAATCCTTTAGTACTAAGATAAATATCGTCAATTTCATCTTTACGTTCACGACTATTTCTTTTTGATCTCAATAGATCAACATAGTCGATAATGATTAAATCAGGTTTGAATTCTAAGTCAATACATTTTTTAATATGCGATTCTAATGTTGATATTGTTGCTTTGCCTGGTGAATATTCTTTAATAATTAATTTACCAGGTAATTCTGCGATAACTTCTTCCACTCGCGCTTTATGTTTGGTAATTTTACCAACATCACAACCAGTAAAAAAGGCGTCATAACGTCTTCCAACATAATCTGATCCTAATTCTAGTGTATAGTGCACAACATTATATCCCATTTTAACAGCATGACCACCTAATGCGATTAATGACCAAGATTTACCACCACCAGGATTACCGAATATTAAACCAAAGTCACCTCCACCAAGTCCGCCTTGTAACAAATCATTAAATTTATCCCACGGAGTAGCAATAGGTACTCTATGTTCTTCACGATAACGTTCTTCAGTATCTTTTTCATATTCATGACCTATATTTTTATCTTGACCCGATTTTAAAGCGTTGTCAACTAAATGTCTAATAGAATCATAATCACCTGCATTTAATAAATCAACACTAGATAATAGTGCTTTCTTTAATTGTTGATTTTTACAAAAATTGCTAAATTCTTCTTCGATGTATTTTAAATCTTCATCTGATGCTTTATATGCTTCCTTAAGTTGTTCTTTAATTGACAATTGCATAACTTCGTTGTCAATTTTTTTCAATTCTACCTTTAATACTTCCATTGTAGGAGTAGTATGGTATTTTTGATAATACTTAAGAATTTCTCTCACCACCCATTTATGGGCTGAGTTATCAAAGTAATCTTCGCTTAGTACATCATGGATATTCAATAAGAATCCTTTGTGTGTTAATAATGAAGACAATACTTTGATCTGGAAACCAGGTCCATATTGTGATAAATTTACTAATGTCATAACTTATTTATTAAAACTGTTTAATACTTTAAATGTGTTGTTTAACCAATACTCTGTGTTTTTAATTAAATGACCTAAGCCATCTTCTCCGTAATATCGTAAAAATTCTTCAATATTCAAAGTAGGAGTTGGCTCTTCTGCAACTTCTTCTAAAAACTCTTTTTCTATGTCACTTAACAACGGACTTTTTAGATTCATTATCTTGTAAGTGTTTTCTAAACGATCTCGTTCCATTACGATTCGAGAATAAACTACGTGTTCTTTATATTTAGAAGCGCTTAATTCAAATAAATCTTCTAATGTCATAGGTGTGGTTTGCAATTCAGGGAATTTTTTAAATATTCCTTTTTCACCTAAACCTTTTACACCTGGTATTTTATCGGAATTATCACCTAAGAGTGTTTTATATAATATAAAATTCTCAGCTAATACTCCAAATTTATTTTTAATCATTTCACGATTATAAAATTCTCTTTCAGTTGGACGATATACAATAACGTTTTCGTTTATCAACTGTAAGAAATCCTTATCACTTGAAACAATGTATACTTTAGAGCCATATTTCTTGGGTAATACGTCGCTATAATAAGCGATAATATCGTCGGCCTCGGCCTTATCGATTGAGATGGTTTTAACTGGTAGACAATCTAGATAATGTATTAATCTGCGAATTTGATCTACTTTAGCATCGTTTTCATCTCCTAAACTTTCGAAAACATCCCAGTTAGTAATACGGGTTATATTACGTCCTGATTTGTATTCGGGGAGTAAGTTCTTCCTGTTAGTGGAAGAACCTATTCCGTCGAATATCATATAGGCAGAGGTAGGTTGTATCTGATTAATCAGAGCACCCAACGATCTTAGAAAACCACCTAAACCACCAATGTGCGATCCTGAGGAGTTTACAAAGTTTATCATTGCAAAGTTTCTTAAAAATAGATTTAATCCATCAATCAAGATAACTCTATCATGTACTTTGTCGTCATTGGTGTCATTCTCAGACATGTTGTTGAGAAGTTTAAGTAAGTCTTTTTTGTTGCTCATATTAATCTGGTTCTTGGTCAAATGTGTTCATTGATTCTGATGTCTCTTCTTCTTCATAGATGTTAAAATCCATTCCGCCTAATACTTTAACCCATTCTTTAGCATGAGCTTCTTTATAAGCTTTAAGATCCTTCTCAGTATCGTTAATGAAACCATGTGGTGTCATAATGATTTTACCTCTTGTGGTAATACCATTGATATGGTTTTTATCAATCTGAATGTTTGTACGTTTAGCAAATTCAACTTGTTTACTATCTTTAATAGCTTTAATTTTGCTAGTTCCAGCATTTGATACGTTACCAAAGGTAATAACAAATGTTGCGTCAAACCACATTGCAAAACCACCTTTATTCATAAGTTTTGGTTGTCCCATTGGAACCTCAGCTTTAGCTGTCCATACCTTATTAACACAAACCAGAGTATTTGTATATGGTGAACTTTCTTTACGTGATAATACTATTCTTTGATTTACGCCATTACCAAATTGAGTTGACATTGCGCCTGCGTTCCACTCATTGTTATTTTTATTTGAACGAACTGATAATTCACAAGGTACTGAACCAATACTATCCCATAAGAATAGTAAATCAAATGGTAAGTTACCTTTTTTCTGTTCGTCTAATAAATCTAAAATAAACGCTGCTACATCTTCAATTGTATGTAATGATTCGCGGTCAACATAAATGAAATTACCTTCATAACTAGTAATTTCGCCGGTTGTTGGATCCGGTACAGGAGTAATTTCTAATCCCATTTGTACTGCGTGTTCCCAATTCCACTTCATCTCAGTAACAATAAATACAGGTAACGTACCTACTTTTTGAGCAGAAACTGCTGCTTCAATCATTGCGGTTGTTTTACCTGTATCACTGTGACCTCGAAGTAACACAATGTGACCGGCAGGAATACCGGGCACAGAGGTTATTTCTTGAAATGCAGGGCTAAGGGGAATCCACTTTTGTTCTTTGAACTTTGTGTTCGCAGACAACATCTTTTTTTCCTTGAATTTATTCAAGTCAAACTTACTTCTAAGTTCAGAAGACACTGCCGCTGTCAGCGATGCTGAATTTTTACCTTTTGCCATATATAACTAATTTTTATTTTGTGATTATTCGTCGTCAAACATAGCATCAAACTTGTCTGCTTTGCTTGCTGGTTTTTTAGCTGTGTTTAAGCTATAATTTGCTTTTTTAGGAGCTGGATCTTCCCAAGGTAAGTCACTTTCTGGTTCTTTTTCATCATCGATAATTGAACCTTCTTCTGGAGCTTCATCTTCAGGGTTTAACCATTCTTGTAGAGCTTGTTTCATCTCATCATAAGAATATTTCTTGAAGATTTCCATTGGGTTAGGTTGGTTTTCTAACAATGATTTAACCAATGTTTTGTCATCTGATAACTGTGTTTGTTTTGTACGCGGCATAATAGTTGTTTTATTATACGCAGTACCAGTTACTTCAGGTCCTACTGTGGTTAAAGTGATGTCTCTTCCTTCAGCGATGTCAGTAAAATCACCTACATCTTCATTGTCTGCAAGGTTCAAGAAATCCATATACAATTCTTTACCGAACTGCCATAATTTGACACCGTCACTTTCTTGGCCACGCACTACTACAGGAGCAAATACACGCATTTTTGGTTCTAATTTCTTAGCCAAACGCCAGTTGTCTTTGTCACTTGTTTTACGAAGTTCTTTTGCAAATTCTACAATTGGATCTTTTTCACCCCAGTTCAATGGAGAGATCATTGCTTTGTTTCCGATAGTATAGTGAATTAATACTTCGGTAAATGGGTTTTTCTTATTGTACTTGTTTGGTACAACGCGTACGGCTTGTTTTCCGATACTTGGTTTGAAGAATACTTGTTTCTTTTCACCGCCTCCGTTTCCTTTGGAGTTTGACTGCATTGCGTTCAGTCTAGACTTGATTTCTGAAAGATCCATAAATTTTATTTTTAATTGTTTAAATATACCATCAATATAATAACTTTTTTTTACAAAACCAAATTAGTTTTTATATTTCCATAAAAATCCTCCAGATGTTTTTGCTCTTCCTATAAGAACATTATTTATTGCTTTTTCATTTAATCCTAAAGCCACCGCCGCATCGTGACAGCATCCAAAATCTTGAACCATATTACCTAATAAATCTAATTGGGTTATTGGTTTTTTGCGTTTTGGTTTAGGGTTAGAAAAATTAGCTATGTTTACTCGTGGAGCTCGCATTCTGTGTTTTGTTTCTTCACTTTTTGGTTTTCTCATTTTAATTCTAATTTCTTCAGGATGAAATTGAGGACCACCACCACCTTTATTTTTATTTACTAATTCAAATCCCCATTGTCTTAATTGTTCAATCCAATAAGATTCTAAAAATTTCCATTCTTTATGATTAGAAAAGGAAATTTGATCAATAACACTGTATATAATGTTTTTACCGAATTTACTATGATGGAAATGTCTTCTGTAATTTATATGAATTGTTTTTCCTATATAAACTTTATTTGGATTATCATCAATATTAGTGATAATGTAAATATATGCAATATTTATCATCGATTTTATTATTTG